AAGTATGGATTGCACCGACATATTTGTTACTTTGAGGATACTACTGTATGGCATGGTGATATCTATGACATCAAAAACGGTGGTCTTATGAATCCTCCTATGGAACTTACCAATTATAAAACCTACGAAGAAGCAGAACTTGAATGTCTTAAAAAATTAATAGAAATAGTAAAAACAAAATAACATGAAACAAAGAATATATTTAGATGATATCAGAACACCAATCAATCCAAATAACGAATGGGTAGATGGTATTCCTAATTGGATTATAGTTAGAAACTATGATGAGTTCGTAACCAAAGTAAATGAAATTGGGTTAGAGAACATTGAATTAATCTCTCTTGACCATGATTTAGGCGATAGCGCTATGAAAGAATGGCATACAAATGTATATCGTAACTATACATTAGATTATAATAATATAACTGAGAAAACTGGTTATGATTGTGCTAAATGGTTAGTTGAGCAATGGTTAGATGGCAAACCAGTAGTTGATGTATATACGCATTCGGCAAATGCTATTGGAAGTGCTAATATTATGGGTCTTATTAATAATTACAGGCATATTAACAAATTGCCACAAAATTGTGTTAGAGTACAAATTGAACATACAGTATGATTATAGGAAATAAATTATTACAAGCATTAACATTAGTGTTGGTAGTTATGGTAGCGGTTATGGTAATCTTTAAAGTAGCTGATATGTTACCTGAGCATCAAGTTAAGATAACTTATAGTGTAGGTGGCGAACAACGCGTTTATATTGTAAAGTCTAGTTCAATATCACGTAACACTAATAGTGGATGTATTACATTTACGGATAATATTGGACATAGTCATACAATATGCGGAACATTTGAAACAGAAATAATAAAATGAAAGAATTAATATTATTAAGAGGGTTGCCAGGGTCCGGTAAGAGTACATTAGCTAAGACAATAGCAACTAGCGGATACCATTTTGAGGCAGATATGTTTTTTATGAAGGATGGCGTATATAAATTTGACCCTACAAGAATAGAAATGGCCCATAATTGGTGCAGAACCCAAGTCATGCAAAGTATGGCTATTGATTTAAATTTAATCGTCGTATCAAATACATTCACTCAAGAATGGGAAATGGATGCGTATTACAGCTTAGCTAAACAGTATGGTTACCAAGTACATTCAGTTATTGTTGAGAATAGACATGCAGGAGTAAATACTCATAATGTACCTGAAGATAAATTGGAAATAATGAAAAATAGATTTGAAATAAAACTAATATGAAAAAAACAGTTATAAATTTTTGTGTAGCACTAATATTCATTAGTAATATTCTGTTTACATTACATTTATTTGGTATATGGGGCATCTTTGGTATCTTACCGGTACCAATAACATACCCATTATGGGTATATGCAATACCATATGTAATATTTTCATTTTCGTTATTATTTTTTTATTTAAAAAATGATTAAATCTTAAAAAAAGATTAGGAAATATGAAATGTTTTCCTTATCTTTAAGTATAATATTAAAAAGAAATATGAAAACAATCGCACAACAATTAAACTGTAAAGTTTTTCCTTTAGAAATTTATGACTATAATAACAATTTAATTTATAGCGAAACTACCGACGGAGTTTGGTATAAAAGTGAAGCTGGCGAAAATTTTTGGTATAGGCACGAACACGATTCGAATAATAATGTAGTTTATAGCGAAAATTCTAAAGGATTTTGGATAAAATACGAATACGATTCGAATAATAATTTAATTTACTGGGAAAGTTCTGATGGAGAATGGAGAAAACAAAAATTCGATTCCGATAATAATTTAACGTATGGCGAGGATAATAACGGAGTTATATACCCCCAATTAACAAAAGAATAAAGGGGTATTTAAATAGTCAGGTGGCGGAATGGTAAACGCTTGGTCTTAACAACCTATTAATAAACCTCTCTGAGGTTGTAAACCCGTTTGGGATACAGGTTCGAATCCTGTCCTGGCACAAAATAAATAAAATAATATGAATTTAGTAGGAGGAAAGTATTTTAACGAAGGCGAATATTGGTGTATTGAACAGCATTCAAATACCAATCATTTTTACGACACATATTTGCCGTATCAGTTCCATTTGCAAATGGTTGCTCAGGTATATGAAGATTTTAAACATCTTTTACCTAAAAATTTAATAACTTTAGAAGAAGAAGAATATCCTAATAGTTGGATATTAACAGATATCACTCATCGAGTAGTTAGAATGGCTTGTTGGGGGCATGATTTAATCGAAGATACTAGAACATCTTATAATGATGTTGATGCTAAGTTAGGCGTACAAGTTGCAGATATCGTATATGCAGTTTCTAATGAAAAAGGTAAGTCTCGTAAAGAACGTGCTAATGACAAATACTATGAAGGTATTAGAGAAACTCCAGGCGCTGTATTTGTTAAGTTATGCGACAGAATTGCTAATGTTCAATATTCAAAAATGACTAAGTCAAGAATGTTTGAGATGTATATAAAGGAGAATATCAATTTCATGGTTAGTTTAGGTAGACAAGTTAGTAACGACTATGAAGAAATGTATCAATACTTAATAAACTTATTTAATAATTAAGATATGGAAAACAACTTTAAACAAATAGCAGATTTCCTTACATTTGATAATGAAGATGATTTTTATCATTTACAAATCTTAAAGCGTAAGAAAGAAAATCCTGAAATTGGGTCTAACTCTTATGTAATTAGAACCTATTGCATACGTTCTAAAGAGCATTTAATAGAGAAAATGGTTGAGATTATTAATTTATGCACCCAGAATAATGCTCGTGCTTATATCAATTTAAACCGTAGGTCATTTGAACGAGCAGCATTCCATACCTTGAAAAAAGTTACGGACATTATAATGAATAAAGATTATAAGTCAGTTCGTAATGCTTTTGAATCTGTATGTGGGGAGTATGGAAGCGGTAAGGATAAGTTTTGGATTGTTGATATTGATACTAAAGATGAATTAGTTGTACATAGAATCGTACACATAATTGATACCGACTTAATGCCAGAAGGTAGTAAGTATCAATTTTGCATTCCAACTAAAAACGGATACCACTTAATAACAACATCATTCAATATGGCTGAGTTTAAGGAAAAGTGTCCTGATATTGATGTACACAAAAACAATCCTACAATATTATTTTGTAGTTAAAACATGAAGACAATAGATGATTTTATTAAAGATCTTCAGAGAATAAGTGAAGATAAAAGAAAGTTACCGTTAGTTATTCAATGTCCAAATGGAGAATTAACTTCGCCATCAATTAAAATGATGTGGGATGAACCGATGGAAACATTTCAACATGGCCCTGATAAAATGATTATTACTTATAAAGATTAAAAATATGGAAAATAATAACAGAACATATTTATTATAAAATATTATTATGGCTGTTGTTTATTTACACAAAACTTTGGACACTGATTTAGTTTTTTATATCGGTATTGGTAAAACTAAAAAAAGGGCATTTAGCAGAAGTACACGAAATATATTATGGTCAAATATAGTTTCTAAACACGATTATATGGTGGAGTTATTATATGAAGACATATCTTGGGAAGAAGCAAGTATACACGAAAAGAGATTAATTAAAGAGTATGGTCGACGTGATATCGGTACAGGATGTTTAGCTAATATGACTGATGGCGGTGATGGTGCTGCAAATTTGTCTGCTGAATCTCGTAAGAAAATATCTGATACATCAACCGGTCGTATTAAGACATTAGAGTGTAGATTAAAGCTAAGCGCTAAAACTAGCGGGGAAAATAGTATAATGTATGGTAAGAAAGGGCCATTACATCCTAAATTTGGAAAAAAGTATACATTTTCTGCTGAGCATAGACAAAAACTTTCGAAAGTTAGATTAGGTAGAAAATATACTGAGGAACATAAACAAGCAATGCGTGTACCAAAAGGCCCTCAAGAAAGTAAAACTTGTCCGCATTGTAATAAGGTAGGGGGCAATGCAATGTTGCGTTGGCATTTTGATAATTGTAAAAATAAAAATAAAAATATAAGTTATGAATAAACTCGAGAACGCTAATAGTGTGTGCTTCGTAGCACGAATTAATGAAATTAAACCAATACCTGGCGCGGATAATATTGAACAAGCCGTTGTAGGTGGTTGGAATTGTATTATACAAAAAGGACAATATGCTGAGGGCGGTTTAGTAGTAGTAGCTACTACAGATGCTGTTATACCTCAAGAATTATCAGATAATTTAAACGTAACCAACTACTTACGTAAAGGTGGACGTGTTCGTACCGTTAAGTTGCGAGGAGTGTATTCTGAATGCTTAATTATACCATTAAAATATATTCCTAAGGGTAATATTAATTCATATACTGAAGGTAAAGATATGATGGAGGTAATGAATATCTTTAAATACGAACCACCAGTAAAGCAAATTCAATTAGCGTCAGGTAAAAAAGTTACTTATAGCGAAAATCCTAACTTTTTAATATACTATAAATTTCCAAACTTAAAGAATGTATCTGGAATGTTTACAGAAGAAGATTCAGTTCAAATTACTCGAAAGCTTCATGGAACAAATGCTCGGTATGGTATAGTATTAAAAACTAAATTATCATTTTGGGATAAAGTAAAGAAATTTCTTTATCTTGCAGATGAATGGATTGATTATGAGTATGTAGTCGGTTCTCATAATGTAGAAAAAGGTAGCGATTCTCAAGGATTTTATGATACAAATGTTTGGTATGAAATAGCAAATAAGTATCAAATTAAAGAAAAGCTTTGGAAGTTCGTTAAAGAAAATTATAGCTCTGAGGAATTAGGGGCTGGATTATCTATGTATGGTGAAATTTACGGAGCTGGTATTCAAAAGAACTATGATTATGGTTTAAAAAATATTGAGTTTGCAATATTCGATGTTATGTTAAATGGAAAATATTGCCCAGTATTTTATACTAAAGTATTTGCATCTCATGGAGTAGAATTACTTCACGTACCGGTATTATATGATGGGGTATGGTCTCAAGAAATTCAGGATAAATATACATTCAATAACTTTATTGAAGGTACTAAAGTTCCGCACGAAGGTATTGTAATTAAACATATAAATGGCGAAAGAAGTAAAGTAGCTAAAGTAATTAATCCGGATTACTTAATTTACGGAGAGAAGCATAATATAGGAGATAGTCATTAGTATGATTAATCAAACGTTTGTTAATGTAAGCGATATACATTTATATATTAAAGTACCAGGTCATTTATGGTATACTGCTACTCATTATACACACGTACCAAGTACAGACCCTGAATATCCATATTATAATGATGAAAGTAGATATGGGTGGATGGATGTTGTATATTTAACAGACCCTATTATAGATCCAACCGGAGTGATGAGAAGCCCCGAATGGATTTATGTATTAGTAAATAAATCAATGCCCGGAATGGTAAAGATTGGTTTAACTACGACGTCTGTTGATCAACGCGTTAAAGAAATAAACGGTGCTACAGGAGTACCTACTCCTTGGATAGATGTTTATAAATTTAAATGTTATGGGTCTAAATATCTCGAAAGAGAAGTACATCAATATTTAGCAGCTCATCGAGTAGCTTCGAATAGAGAAATGTTTGCCGTAACAACAATGTATGCTCAAGAAGTGATTGAAAAGTTAGGAGAACCGTATACAAGTTTTTTATATGTAGATCAAAAAAATCCTGAAATAAATTTGGAAAATTGAAAAGTATTCTTTATCTTTAAGTATATGAAAATAATTAGATATTGCAGCGAATGTAATGAACTTATTCCGGAAGGGAGATTAAAAGCTAAACCGGATGCAAAAACTTGTATTAAACATAGTAATACAGTAAGATACTCCGGTAGGATGATTGTTCATCATAAAACGGGTAATGAAATTGAAATTTATAAAGACCCAAAGTTAGCAAAAGAAATGTTTAGATTAGATACAACAAAAGGAAGATAATATATTATGGAAAATAAAAATAAAAATCAAAACGGCAAAGTGCCTCAACAAGGAAAGGCTCCGCAAAAAGGTAATTTTAATCGTAGAGAAACATTACCAGGTCAATTCGCTAACGATTTTCAAGGTAGAATCATAAATAATCGTTGCTATGGTTATAAAGCTAGCGATTATTCATGGGAGATACTTTTCAAGAAGACTCCAGAGGAGAAAGTTAAAACAAAAAAAGAAATTGCTAAGTATAAAGGATTAATGTCCGCATATTATGGTAGTGATTGGAAAAGTAGAAAAGGTGATAAAGCCGTTACTAATGTGCCGGTTAGAGTTAATAAACAAACAATGTTATTTGAATTAATCCCATAAAAAATATATGTTCTATACAGCAAAAGTAGTTGTCGAGTTTGAAACAGACAACGGTAAAGTAAAAAAAGTAAGCGAAAGCTATTTAGTAGAAGCTTCATCAGTAACGCATGCAGAGTCTATTGTTCATAGAGAATTTTCTAAAGAGCAAAGAGACTTTGAAGTAAAATCCGTAACTCAATCTAGATATTTAGATGTATTTTTTGAAGACGCATCAAAGAATAGTGATAGAGTTACAATCGATTCACAAGAACGTAAACGTACAGACGAATGGCCAGAGTAAAAAAGAACCATTACAAAATTGGACAAACGATTGTATTTATTTGGTCTGGTAAAAGGCGCATGGGTGTAATTGAAGAGCGTAGACCAAAAAATAAAAAAATCTTTTATAATGTGCGCGGTGATGATGGTAAGCTATACGAAGGTATGCACGTTGATGATTCAGAAGTAGCAGCAATTCTTTCTCACGAAACTAGAATTGTTGGAGAATCATTAGAAAAGAAAAAATTATCTAAACCCGAATACGAAACGGAAGAATTTGAAAGTTTAGACGATAATCTTGAAGATAGTTAATAATTATCTTCAAATGGGGCTGACAGGAATTGATTGGCAGTTGTAGTTCTTTATGTGATGCAGGTAGAGTTAGTATTGGAAACTCTTTAATAACCTATATAGAAAAATAAACGACGAAAAGTCAACTTTTACTTTCGAAGACGCTATGTCTTTCGTAGGTGCAGATTTAGCAGTAGCTGCTTAATCTCAACGGGCGAAGGAAAAATGCCTAGGAACAGAATCTTCCACCGAGGTGGCTAGTCATTGAACCTAATATCGAATGATACATTGTTTAGCGATTGACGATGTTGAAGAACCAATCGAATATTTTGTTAGTTTAGAAAAATTAAATAAACCTGTGAATGAATGTATTGGAGTGCCTGAGCAAGACGAGGGTTCGAATCCCTCCAGCTCCACCGAGTAAAAAGTTCTTTGAAATATCAGCAAATGATTATTTTCATTTAAAATTAAAAAAAATATGGAAACATTATCATTTGCTTTTGGAATGCTCGCGATGATTGCTATTATATTAATAGCAATTGTTGTTATAGGTATTGTAAAGGTGTTTAAACAAGATAAAATAAACGTTAATACAAATTCAACTATGGACGAAATAAATAGTAGCTTGAATAGACGTATTGATGATATGGATATGAGTTTAGATCGTCGATTCGACGATTTATATCGTGAACTAGAATCTAAAATCGAACGCGTGGATTCAGAAATGGATTTAAGAATTAATGAAACAGTTAGTTACATTGATTCGAGAATAGACAAATTACAAAACAATATTAAAGAAAAGGGGTCAAAGGAGCTCCTTAAAGGTTAATAAATAACATTTTGCTGGTATTTCAAAGTCTTTTTATTTAAAAATGAATAATTTATAAGATTTTTTAAAAAAGATTTGGTATTTCGAGATATTTATCTTATATTTAAGTATATTAAAAAATAAGAAATAAGTAAGAAAATAAAAAATCTTTAAAAAAATAAAAAAAAGGTTGTTTATTTGAAATATTTATATTATATTTAAGTATATTAGAAATTAAGAAAAAAAGATTAGTTCTTTGAAAATATTATTATCCATTCGATTATGTGCTAAGAGCTTCGGCTCGACCCAATAATTGATAAATGATAATCGGCGGCATATAGTCGTTAAATAAACTATGAAAGTAGTATAAAGTGAATTGGTTTGACTGAACCAGTTTGCGGCTTCGAAAGAAGCTTAAGTATGCAAGTGAGATATCATTGGACCTTTAGTATCGAGGGTAACACTGTAGAGAAAGTGGTTTGATGACTGGCCTATGTGGGTAGGTTGGTTGAGTTCGGAAGAGCAATAAAAATAACTCATAGAATATTTGCAAAAAGTATATTTATCCAAGTATATTATTGCGTTATTCAATATAAGAGAAATCTTAAAATCGAAAGATATGTAGATGTACAGGTGGTGCTGTTATTTACCTTATTTATAATCTACCAAGATTATTTATTCGAAGAATTCTTAAAATATGAGAATGGGGACATTCTAGAGAGTAGTTAAGTATCTACCCTAACAAAATTGGGGCTGGCTTATTGACAGGCCACTACTTTCAATCATCCACAAGTCACAAACTTATTTGCATTATGATTGCAAAATCTAAAAATAAATAAGCATAAGTGCTTGTCAGCTACGGACGAAAGATGCCTACATAGTAATGAGTTGTTCATTGCCACTAAAGGTCGCAAGCCAATAGTGATTTTACGGAAAAGTTTATAGCCTCGCAAGGGTTAATCAGGTCGGCAGATTTGAATAGATAGAGTAAATAGAGAGTAGTCCAAATAAATGTAGCTCAAAGAGTGGTTCACTTAAATAACCGGCATTGCTAAGATAGGTTTCAAAAGAATCTGGACAAATTGGGAAACAAAATAATCCAATAAAAGATTTAGCATTAAAAGGTATAGTCTCAGCCTTATTTAAAATAAAAAATGGCGGGTGGCGCGGTTGGATCGCGAAGAGTCTCATAAGCTCTTATAAACCAGGATCGATACCTGGACGTCGCAACGAATTTAACATTTTCCGGTAATAAAACTTAACCGGAGGCATATTTATTAATATATGAAACTTAGAAACATACATACAACATCATTACAAGGGTTTAAATATCCTGTTAGCGGCCAAGCTTCTTGGTCGATGATTAATGATGCTGAATATGTACATAATCGAGGAATTCATATATAAGAAAATAAAACAAAATTAATTTTTTTACATATTAATATTTAAACCTCGGACATTAAATCCGGGGTTTTTTATTGTATATGGGGGTTAAAGTTAATCGTATACGAGCTTTAATTAGTATTTAGATATAATATACCTAAAAGAAATAAAGAGCTTATATGAGCCTTTAAAATGCTTTATATAAGTAATTGATTTATAATTAGATATAATATATTGAAAATCAAATAGAAAAAATTAAATAAGATTAGGATAATTGAAATGTTTTCCTTATCTTTATGTATAGGAAATTAATTAATGGGGTAGTAGCAAAGATGGTATATGCGCTGGTCTGAAAAATCAGAGATATTGGATCGTTACCAATCTACCTCACAAAAAATATACGGATATGGTGCAATGGTAGCATACGGGTCTCCAAAACCTTTGATCTAAGTTCGAATCTTAGTATCCGTGCAATTATTGTGATGTAACTCAGAGGAAGAGTGTTTGCCTGTTAAGCAAAGAGCCGAGATTTCGAAATTCTCCATCACAGCAAATAAATAAGGGACGACGCCCAGGGTTGGTCAGACGGTCTGTAAAACCGAACTGCATAGTGCTCGAGTCACTTCCGTCCCACAGAAAATTAAAATAAAATGAAACGAAAACGTTAGAAGTGCATTGCTATATCAGAGTATAGAGTGCACGAATTAAAAAATATGCACCTATGGCTCAATTGGTAGAGCAACTGGCTTTTAACCAGTGGGGTAGACGTAAGTCCGTTGAGGGTTCGAGTCCCTCTGGGTGCACAAGTTTATTTATTGATTTTTAACATATTGTGCCAGATCAAGCCTCTTGCGAAAGTAACGTAATCTGCCTCCGTAACCGAAAGGGTACGCCGGAGGAAATTAGGTCTATAGGTCAAACGGTTAAGATATCTCCCTGTCACGGAGTATGGAACGGGTTCAACTCCCGTATAGACCGCTAAAAAATATAGCGTAGTAGCCTAATGGTTGAGGCACTTCATTGACTAAGATGTATTCGGTTCGATATATTTATAATAAAGAACCTTTATGAATAAATGTAAAAAATGTAATTTAGAATTTCATCCTGTTAAAGGATTAATAAATTATTGCTCTTTGAAATGTAGAAATAGTAGAATATTTACAGAAAATTCTTGTAAATTAAAATCTGATGCAAATCTAGGAAAAGTATCATCTGATTTTACGAAAATAAAAAGACAAAAAACTAATATAGAAAGATACGGTGTATATCATCATAATTATAAAGGAGATGCTGCTTTTGAAAATAGAATATGTAAGGTATGTAATATATTATTTAAGATAAGAATTTCCTCACCTAAGAAAACGTGTTCTAGGATATGCAGAATTACTGCTAGCACGTCTCGTACTTATAGAAACGGTAGTAGAAAGACTATTTACTATAATGGTATTATTTTAGAGTCTAGTTGGGAATTAGAAATAGCACAACTATTAGACTTATTACAAATAGAATGGGTACGTCCTAAACCTATGAAATGGTTTGATAGTTCAAGTAAGGAACATTTATATTATCCGGATTTTTATTTGCCTAAATATAATATATATCTAGATCCAAAAAATCCATATTGTATGGAAAGGGATAAAGAAAAAATGGAATATATAGGACGATATATTAAATTAATATACGGTCCATTAGATTTTATTAAACAATATATCTCGAGTATGGTGTAATCAGTGTAACACACTAAGTTTGGGACTTAGAGATGCAGTTCGAATCTGATACTTGAGACAAATGGCCAAATACCTGAGTAAATATCATATGAAATAGTATGAGGTGGCCGCCAATTGCATCACTAGCTCCAATGTAGAGCGCTTCCTTGCCAAGGAAGAGGTTATCAGTTCAAGTCTGATGTGGTGCTCTAAAATATATGGGGCTATGGTATAGATGGCGAACACAGTAGCTTTGCAAGCTTCAGTCCCGAGTTCAAACCTCGGTAGCTCCACAAAAATGGCGAGTTGGTAGAGTTGGTTTCTTACGGAGCTCTCATAAGGCTTAGACATAGGTTCGAATCCTATACTCGCTACGATAAAGCAAATTTTGCATGATAAACCAATTATCTTTATTATGCAAAAACTGCTTTATTAAGATTAAAAAACTTAAAAAAAGATTAGGAAATATGAATTGTTTTCTTTATCTTTAAGTATATTAAAAAATAAGCATCATTAGCTCAGAGGCAGAGCGGGGGTTTTCCAAACCTCAGGCCGAGATTTCAAAATTCTCATGGTGCTCGCATTTATGAATAAGTTAGCAGCCTAAACAATGACGGAAGGCTGTAAGCTGTGAAGCTTTGGAGGCGCGAATAATAGTAACGCCTCCTAAATTAAATTCTCGTTTCGTCTAACGGCAGGACAAATGGTTTTGAGCCATTGAATCGAGGTTCAAATCCTTGAGCGAGAACATAAAATGCTGCTATGGCGCAATTGGTTGGCGCAGGATGCTTATACCATCAAGGTTATGGGTTCAAGTCCCGTTAGCAGTACAAAATTAATGTTCCGTTGGACAAATTGGTTAAGTCACCTCCCTTTCAAGGAGGAGATTGCGAGTTCAAATCTCGTACGGAATACAAAGTCTTAGGAGTAATTACCTTAAGAGCTCGCAGGTTCGAAACTGCAGAATGATTATGGTGTATGGGGCACAGTAGAACGAGTATAGGTTTGGAACCTAAAAAGGGAAGCAGGATTAAGGTTCAATTCCTTTTTAATCAGCAACAAAAATATGTCGATGTGGATGAATGGTTTAGTCACCAACCTGATAAGTTGGGCAATGTGAGTTCAAATCTCACCATCGATACAATAAAAGCTCGATTAGTTTAATTGGTAAAACTCTTGTCTTGTAAACAAGGGTCATCGGATCGTAACCGGTATTGAGCTCGATAAACTTATATCCTACATTGATTATTAGTGGCTAGCTAAAGGGGGTCTTAACGTATTGCAAGTCGTTAGTAAGTTTAAATAGTTACTTCGCTTAGTTGGTTTTAAAGCATCACTCTTACAAAGTGAAGATCATGTGTTCGAATCACATAGTGACTACAATATATATAACTCAGGCTGTGAAACAGTGTGATGGTCGACGACGTAAGTAATACACTTAAAGACCGTGGCTCGTATGAGGAAGAATGTCGTATGTTATATATTAATGGAGAGTGTCCGGCTGGCGCGAGGAACTTGTCTTGAAAACAAGCGGGTGTAAAAGCTTCCGGGGTTCGAGTCCCTGACTCTCCGCAATTGGGCGTGTGTCTGAGTGGTTTAGGTGCCGATCTGCAAAATCGTGTTACATTGGTTCAAATCCAATCGCGCCCTCAAAGTAAGGAAGTAGTAAATTAAGTGGTGGCGAGATGCTTAATGATGTGAAACTTAGACCCTTATGAAGTCTTGCCACAATGGAGAGTAAAGCAACTAGGATGTTGTCACCGCCTGCTAAGCGAGTGGTTCAGTAAAACGGATTTGTTTCGATTACAATGCTCTCCGCAAAAAATGCTCCGATGGTGGAATTGGTAGACACGCAGGACTTAAAATCCTGTCCCCGAAAGGGGGTGCAAGTTCGATTCTTGTTCGGAGCACAATGAGTAAGAGGTACTCAGAGTCTTTAATCTAAGACTTAAACAATAGATAGGGTATTGGACCGGACATCCTTAAACGCCGGCCTCGTGGGAATAAAGCTGGAAAATCATCCTTGCTCCCAGTAATGGTTGAAGTTTTCAAGGTGTAAGAACCACAGGGTTACAAATAGGAAACCGGAAATATCTACTTACTTATAATCTCAGAGTAGGGAATTATGCCCCAATGATGGAATGGTAGTCATGCCCGCCTTAGAAGCGGGTGCGAAGTAATAGTAGCGTGAGAGTTCAAATCTCTCTTGGGGTACGAAATAAGTGAGTCTATCGCTGGAAACAGAGGAAGTTCGCGACTGCAAAACCTACTGCAGGAGATGTTGATTAAATTCCATCGTTATAACCGCACAAGCAGCAACACAAACAGATCTAGAGTGTCGGTTTCTTAATAATGATCGGGTTGTGGCAAAGATAAATGATAGAAGAGATACAAAATCGCGGCTATTAACTTATTTAAATTAATCCTATGGTGCAACGGAATAGCATACGCCCCTTCTAAGGGTTTGATACAAGTTTGAATCTTGTTAGGATTACAACTTAAAACCGATTCGGGTTAAAGAATAAGAGGGAACCTGCGACTATGTATCGTAAGATAAATTAGACAAAACTTTACCCTTCACATTAGGTGTTATCGGTGACCTAATAATTTGCTTTCTTAGCTCAATGGATTAGAGCACTCGGCTACGGACCGAGAGATAGGAGTTCGAATCTCTTAGAGAGCACATTAAGTTGATTAACATGGTGTTTATAGTGTTAGCGGTTAGCACGTATGTTTGTGGTACATAAAGCGATCGGTTCGAATCCGACTAAACACACTATAACAATAATTATAAGAAAGGAGATCGGTTATGAACCTACAATTTAAATCTTTAAGTACGCATGAAAACGTAACGGATATATTAGAATATATCAATAACATATTACGTTTTAAGCCAGATACTAAACTGTATGTTGGTACTGACTCGCAAAATGGTAAACGCTGCACTATATATGCTACGGTTGTTGTTATGCACTTTAATGAAAATGATTCCGGTAAAGGTGCTCATGTAATCTTTGCAAAAGAAATTTTACCTAAGATTAAAGATAAATATACTAGATTATGGGGTGAGGTAGAACGTTCTGTTGAAGTTTCAAACATGTTAAGAGATGGTGGATTATCTATTAAAAATATTGATTTAGATTTTAATGAAGATCCAAAATATCAATCAAATACGATTTTACGTTCAGCAGTTGGTTATGTTGAAGCGTCTGGATATGAAGCTAGATGGAAGCCACATGATGCGTATAGTGTTAGAGTAGCAGATCAAATTTGTAAATAATATGGAAACAAATAATATTTTATATGATTATGTATTATGGAATAATACGTATGAAGGTGTTTGGTATGCTATTAAACGGGAGCATATAACAGCCTATTTCGCCGGAGGTGATTATCGTGACATGATTCCCGAAGGAGGATATATAAAAGCTGATGATTTAGATAGTCTAATAGACATTATCTTTTTAGTTAATTAAAAATAATAAAGCTCGATTTATTTCGGGCTTTTTTACTGTTTAAATGTACGTTGTTAGATAATTATATTAAATTTATTTAACAATATGGCATACACAAAAGAACAAATCGAAGCCGCAGTTAAATCAAAAGGATATGTTTGGTTTGAAGGCGCAAAAGATTATGATTTAAACATCGTAGGAGTTAGAAACTCTGCGACAGGTAACAAAGTTACTAACGTTTTTGATGATACTATGACAGTATCTTACAAAGTTAACGGACAATGGGTATTTAAACAATGGCAATGTACAACCGACCCGGGTACTAAAGGAGTAAAAGAATTTCATAATGCAAATGGAGTTGCTCGTTTAGTAGAAGGACAATACAGAGGTTCACATACTATTGGATTACACCAAGGTAAATACGAAGCTTTAAAACAAGCTAAACCAGTAAAAGTATATAGAGATGCTAACAAAGACATGACTTATGATGAAACTAAAACTGAAACGGGTGTTTTTGGTATTAATATACATAAAGCTGGAGCTGATTCTACTTATGTTGAAAATTGGTCAGAGGGCTGTCAAGTATTTAAAAAATCGGCTGACTTTGATTCGTTTATGGTAATTGCTAAAGAAGCAGCAAAAGTGCATGGAGCTTCTTTCACTTATACATTAATTGAAAGCGCAGATATTAAGTAAAATAACTTAAACTAATTGATAATCAAACAGCGACCTAAAAAATCGCTGTTTTTTTATTTTTTATTAGGAAATTTGAAATATTTTCTTTATCTTTAAGTATGTTAGATATATTATATTTTTCTGCACCCTGGTGTGGACCTTGCAGAGCTATGAAGCCAGCAATTGATAAATTTGAAGAAACTTTAGACACTACTAAAGTAAAAATTATACGAGTTGATGTTGATAAAGATTCTGACTTAGTATCTTTATATGATGTACAATCTGTACCAACATTTGTATTTGTTAAAGACTTTAATAAAGTAGATTCATTTACAGGAATTAAACCTATTAAGGATATTCAAACTATTGTAGAAAAATGGAGCTAACACTTATATCTAAGGAAAAAATTCAATCAAGAATTAAAACTTTAGCAAATGAAATTAACAAAGACTATTCAAAAAATAATAATCTTGTGTTTGTGTGCGTATTACGCGGCGCTTTTTTATTTTTCTCTGACCTAGTTCGTGAACTTAATTCTGATGTTGATATTGAATTTATTCAAGTATCAAGTTATGAAAATGGAACGGAGAGTCAAGGATTAACTATTAAATCAATATTAAGTAATAATGTAAAAAACAAAACAGTATTTCTTATAGATGATATTGTAGATACCGGTAATACCTTAAAAAGCTTATCTTCTATTTATAAAGATTTGGGAGCAACAGATGTTAAAACGGTAACGTTAATATGTCGACCTGAAAGTAAAAATCTTGTAGATTATTATGGATTTGTAATTGGAGATGAATGGATTTATGGATATGGATTAGATTTACAAGGCAAAAAAAGAACTTTATTAGATATTAAATATATTGAACAAAACATCGATTAATATGGATAACGAAAGAATAAAAAAGATTATTTTAGAAATGTATACTGGTCAAGTAAATATGCAAGATGCCGTAGATTTAATTACAGAATATATGATAGAGAAAAAAGGTTCTGTAAATCAGCAAGTATTACAGTATATAATTAATCAAGCAAATCCATTTGCAGCACAAATGCTTCAGCAAGCTGTAGAAATTGCTAAAAATCACTTTGAAGTAACAAGAGTTATGATAACAAGGGTATCAAAAGCAGATGGTACTTTTATATTTGCATTTTAATAATATTTCAAAATGAAATTAGTTTTAATTAGCGATACACATACAAAACATGAAGATTTAGTATTACCTCAAGGTGATATCTTAATTCATTCAGGAGATTTTACTGGAAGAGGTAAACCTTACGAAGTAGAAGAATTCTTTGGTTGGTTAGAACGCCAATCAAAAAATTTCAAGCATGTCATTTTTATTGCCGGTAATCATGATATGTGCTTTGAATATAAAAGTACATGGGTTGTAAATGCAATAAAATCTTTACCAACAAATGTACATTACTTAGAAGATTCAGAAATTATAGTTGATGGAGTTAAATTTTATGGCGCCCCATGGCAACCCCAATTTTTTAATTGGGCGTTTAACTTACCAAGAGGAAAGGCGTTAGAAGAAAAATGGGAAATGATTCCAAATGATACTGATGTACTTATTACTCACGGCCCTCCAATGTATATGTTAGATTATACCGTAAGAGATATGTGGAATGTAGGATGTTTAGCTTTATATAATAAAGTACTACAAATTAAACCAAAACTTCATATATTTGGTCATATTCATGAAGGGTATGGAGTAAAAGAACATGAAAATATTACATTTGTAAATGCAAGTAGCGTATCAGTTGGGTATTTATTAATAAATAAACCTATTGAGATTGAATATGATAAAAAAAATGGTATAGAATTTTTATAATTTTATACCTTTTTTCTTGTTTATTTGAAAAGTGCACCTTATATTTAATAAAAAATAAATAAAAATTATGAGAACATATAAAACAGTTGAAACTGATGTTGATGTAGAAATAGAATTAGAAGATGTAATTGATTTTATTACGAGTGGTGCTGGTGGGAAAGACTTACAAGAAATTTTCGAAACAGTATGCGATGAATTAGGTATGAGTCAATCATCTATTAATTCGAGTATTGAATCTACCCAACGTTATGATGATTTAATGGAAGCAGTTAATAATGCAGTTAATCGTCACGTGGATTTAAGAGTAATGGCTGATATTATTAATGCATTAAAATAATATGAAATTAGAAACAGTTAAAAAGCGAGTAAAAAAATACTACCCGGAGGCGAAATCTTATAAAGAATTAGGATTATATTACATAGGCATTCCAGATACAATAGATGATATTATTATAAATTTATTTGATGAATATTTTATTCAATCTACCGAAACAGAAGAAGAAGCATGGAATAAAGCGCTTCTTTGTTGTAAGACTACTCAAAACTTTAATAGAACACACCCGGATAGACTTGATGAGATAGATGAAAGGAAACATAATCTTCTTAAAACTAGAGCAAGTAAAATACATACGACTCGAGCTCAAAATAAACTAAAGTCAAAGATATTTATTAATGATTAATTGAATTATTAATGGCAATAGACTTATCGGTAGTATTTAATGATTTAAATATTAAAACTAAAATGGGCGAATCTTATAATAAACTATCACCTAATGGCGATACTTTAAAAAAATCTACATTAGATAAGTTATATAACTTACAAGCTCACTTAGAAAATTTAAATGACATTACAAATGTATCTATAATAGATCTTGTAATTGAGTATATAGAAGTACATGATAAATCATTATCAGAAGATACTAAAAATATTCTTAATGAAATAGCACTAAAAACTAAATTTAAATGACAGCACCATCTTATGTTTATGACAATATTTTTTTAAATGAAGTTGATTATAAGTTTTTTCAAGGCTTACCGGTAAGAGAGAAGCTTATTTTTTTATATGATCTTTGTTTAGAAGTAGAAAATTTTAATGAAGAATTTGAAGATGAATATGAAACCATTAATGAAGAAGATGGTGTTTTTCTACCTAATAAACTTTTAAAATTTCTCGAGCAAGCTTCATATGACCAAAACTATGTTCATATATTAATGTTACCTGATGCATTAGTCATTTCCGGAAATTTAGAAACTGCATTAGAATCTACCAAAAAATATTTATTTAATGATGGTTATATTTTTACGATTGATAATGAAGTACAACATTTATTAGATAAAGAAGTAAAACAGCTTCAAGCATATTTTAAGTATGTAGAAGTACATAAATTACTTTCTATCATTTATCCTACCAGTTTAAATTAAGCCCATACGTTGGGCTTTTTTTATGTAAATAAATTAGGTTTTTTGAATTGTTTTCCTTATCTTTATGATATGATAAGAAATTTAGGTTATGCATGTATTAATACTACTTTACAAAAAAGTAAGATTACTACTAATCGAGGTATGAAACAAGCTACGTTTAAGGCTAAAGGCCTTCCGTATGCGTCTGAACTAGCATTAAAAAATGTTATTGATTTAGAAAAAGTTATTCATTGGAATGAAGCTAATGACATTAAATTTTTTCGTATTAGCAGCGACATTTTTCCGTGGTGTAGTGAGTATGAATTTAATCAATTACCAGACTTTCCGCAGATTAAAGAAGTTATGGAGCGCATTGGTAAGTATATACGCCTTCATAGACACCGAATAACCGCTCATCCTGGCCCTTTTAATTTATTAGCATCACCTAATGAAGCTGTAATTAAAAAGACTCTTATTGAGCTTGAAAATCACTCCAAAGTATTTGATTTATTAGACTTATCTGATTCTCCATATAACAAGATTAATATACATATAGGAGCTACGTATAACAATAAAGAAGTTGCAGCGCAGACTTGGGTAAAGAATGAAAAGCGTTTAAGTATGCATACTAGATCTCGATTAACAGTAGAAAATGATGATAAAGCATCTATGTTTTCTGTTAAAGATTTATATGATATGGTTTATTCTGAATGCGGAGTCCCTATTGTATTTGATTATCATCATCATCAATTTTGTACAGGCGGTTTATCCGAATTCGATGCTCTTAAATTAGCTTCTAGCACATGGCCATTAGATGTAATTCCAGCAACTCATTATTCTGAAAGTAAATCATTACATTTAAATGACCTGAAAATTAAACTGCAAGCTCATAGTGATTTAATTAATGGCCCTATTAATTGTCATGACTTAAACATTGATGTTATGATTGAAGCTAAGTCTAAAGAGTTAGCATTATTAGAATTTAGAAAAAAATATTTTATAAAAGATTAGGAAATATGATAAAATCTAATTATAATAATAGTGGGATAAAATAAGAATTGGAACCACAATATATATATTATTATTAAATAAATAATATTTATATAATTATATTAAATATAAATCAGTCATGAGATACAAAGCACAAACACAAACAAAACTGGAAGCAGTTAACAATCAATTATTATCAATCGTAAAAGGATTAGATACTCACACATTATCTGCTACACAAGTTGCTGCTGAAATTCAACAAGTAAGAAGTAAAGTAGAAAATATTATTTCTTTAATAGAGCTTGAGCCGCTAGATTATGGTTATTAGACGTTTTTAAGGGGCGTACATAAAAAATTAATATACCTTAATAAAAGAATACCATATTTAATTTTTCTTATTTTAAATCAATTAAAAACGTTAAATCTTCATTGTTAATAGCAGTGGAGATTTATTTGTTTATATACGAATTTTTCTTTATATTTAGTTATGATACCTAGAAAATCAGGAAAAAATATTTATGGCGAGGCTATAGATAATTCTAAAACAGAAAATACTCAAAAAGAAACTGAGACAGTTTATGATGATTCATATGAATATGACATAAACTCCGCGGAGTATTTATTTAAACAAATTGAATACGGTTTTAATGTTAATCAGGAAATAATTTATTTACATTCTCCTATTAAAGATGGCGAAACATTATATAGCATAATGACTGCTATTAATATATTTTTACATTATCGTACAGAGGAAGATGTAAATAGACCTATAACTATTTCATTAAATTCTCCAGGAGGAGACATATATGAAATGAATGGAATTATAGATTACATTAATTCATTACCTTTTAAAGTAAATATAGTTTGCAGG